CCCGAGCCAACGAGGCCGAGCGAGGAATCAACCTCGCGGGCTTCATGCTCGACGTTGTCGGCCTCTCGCACCCACCCCTTGAGCGAGGTTGTGAATCGCTCCCAGTTGGACGGGGCCTTCGAGATGCGTTGGTCAAGCGCCTCGGTTGCGGCCTTTGCACTGTCGGACGCGGCCTTCTCCTTGCGGAGCGAGTCCGCGTGGTTAGCGGACGCCTGGTCGGCCTTCTTATTCGCTGCCGCTGACGCTTCTCGCGCCGAGGCCAGCGCCGACTCCGCACGAGCGACAGCCGCCGAGTCAGCAGATGAGCTAGAACGCGCGGCCGCGAGCGCACGCTCGGCACGCTCCACCGCAGAGGCGGCAGTCTCCTCCTCGGCGCGGGCTTTCGCGAGCGCCGAGGAGGACTTCTCCACCTTGGCGTGCGCTTCCTGCAGGGCTGCCCCAGCCTGCGCGGCCTCCTGACGAAGGCGAGCCGTTGACTTGCCCAGAGGATCGGCGATCGCGTTAACGAGGTCCTTGCCAGACTCGGAGACCTTCTCCTTGAATTTCTCCGCGTACTTCTTGCCCGCATCGCCAGCCACCTGCGGGAGCTGCGTGGCCGTCGCATTCTCGATGCTCTTAAAGAACCCCCGCATCGAGGGGACCACATCGACATAGACAGTGCCTGCCTGATACACGCCAGCCACGCAGACCTCCTACAGGTAGATATTCAGGTTTCTTGCGGACTCCACCCCGGCATGAGAGCCGCGAGCGCCTCGTGGGCGCTGCGGTCTCGGACGCTCGTGCGCGCGTCCTCGAGTGCGATCGCGGTGAGGCTCTCGGGTCGTGGGTAGGTTTCTTTGCCTCCGAAGGCAGAGACCAGCAGGTCGAAGATGTCCTGCAGGACTCTGACCTCGGGGGTTTGTGTTCGGAGCTGTGCCTCGGTATCGTCGTCGTCGGGGGCTTCGGCGATCGCCATTGCCGTTTCGATTGCGACCTCTGGGTCGTTGAGAATCGCTGCGACGGTTCGGCTCGTTGAGGGCAGCTCGTCGATCAGAGTCAGGAGGAATCGGTATCGGCGAGCGCGGAACAGGCTGTATGCGTCCCAGCCCTGCTCCGCTAGGTCCGCAACGATCTGCCTCTCGTACCGCGTCAGGCGGTCGTAGAGGCGCGCCCTTCCCCCAGGGACCCGAGCGATGCCTCATAGTGAGTAGACGCCTGTCGCAGGAGGAGCAGCATCTGACGCAGCGTCAGATGCTTGGTCACGAATGCGGCGTCTTCCTCCGAGAGCCACTTGGAGATGACCTCGGTGGCGCGCTTGCCGCCGCCAAGGTCGAGGAGGAGGTCTTCGCCGGCCTCGGGGCTCAGGCCCAGGGGGTCCGGGAAGGTCACGACGCGATTGCTGAGCCCGAAGGTGAACGGGGTGGCTGCTGCCGCGCCGTCGAGGTCGTTGAGGGCGGCTAGGGTCAGGGTGGGGGTGATCTTGTCTGCCATTGGTGTTCTCCTAGTTGCTATTTGTCAGTTGTCGCGGCGCTGGGTGCTGGCGGGCGGGGCGGGCAGCGTCGGCGTGGCTTCTTCGGCCTCTTCGGGCTTGGCTTCAGCCCATCCCTGTGTGCGCAGAGTGTTCGCGTCGGCGGCGTCGTCGGTGACTCGCGTGAGTACGAGGTCGTTCCCGTCGTCCGTCTTGATCGTCTTCGTGAAGGTCAGCTGTTCCATGGTTGTCCTATCGACTGTGTTCTCCTGGGGGTGGTAGCGGGCAGAGGCCGGAGGGAGAACATCCCCGGCCCCCGCCCGCAGTATGTGTCAGACGCTGAAGCCCGTGATGTCACGGTGCTTGAGCATCGCCGAGCCGCCGTAGTAATTACGGCAGGCCGTGCCTGCGGCCTCGTCGGCGAATGCCTTGAATTCGAGGTCGCCAGTAATCGGGTCCGTTGCCTTGAGCCCGATCGTCGGCATTGAGACGAGCTTGGCTCGCGTGAAGCACCAGCCCATCAGCCACTCGTCATCGGCAGGGCCGTCGGCCGCGACGAGCAGCAGACGCTTCTCCGGGATGGAGGGAAGAAGCGGATCGTCGAACACCACTTCTCCCGTGGTCGCGTTCGCCTTGACCTGCGAGAGGTCAATGCCGTGCGTCAGGCTCAGCATCTCCTTGCGGAACAGCTCGAAGATGTTGAGCTTGATCGTCTTGGTTGCCTTGGTCAGGTCAGAGCGCACAGGCTCTGCGTAACCCAGGCCATCGACGTCGTCCACGGACACGTCAGGCGTGATCTCTCCGCCATCGGTCGTGAAGATTCCCAGCGGAGTCCAGTCCGCGGAGAGTTCCTTCATCGCGCCGCTTGCGCCCGTCAGCGCGTCCGGGACAGCGGTCGTGATCGGTGCGACGAAGGCCAGAACGTTGAGCGCCTTGCGCACGTTCTTCGCCTTGTTGTGCTTCTTCTTCAGCGCTTCAATGGTCGTGGTGTCGGCCATATCGGTTTCCCTTCCAGATCAGAGTTTGTTAGTCGGTGGGACGTTGAGTGACTTCCACGCTGAGGCCCACCACCTCAACGACGCCGTATGCGGCGCGCACTCCCAGGCGGGACGGCACAGACGCCTCATCCACCCACCCAGAAGCCCCCACCACAGGACGAACTGACAGAGCATCCACAACCTCATCCGCGAGCGCCTCCGCGCCGACGACGCCTGGCCCTGTGGGGGTCGTGGCGTACACGTCGACAACAAGGGAGGTGATGCGCTCGAAATCGAGGTCCTGGGATTGGGTCGCGTAGACATGCACGAGCGGCATCGGCCATGTGTCCGGGAGGCTGCCCTCCTGGATCACCCGTACTGTCTGCGCCCCCGTTGCTGAGGCGATCGCGTCTCGTAGTACCTGGACGGGGTCCGTGTACTTCATGACCGGCCTCCTCGTCGTGCGCGCTTAGAGCCCGCGAGCTTGCCGAGCGTGTGATGCCCGGGGACGCGGCGCCCGTCTCTGGCGAAGTGCCCGAACTCAACAGGCACGGCGTGTGGGGCATCGTTGACGACGCGACCGACAGCCCTGCGAGACGAGCCGTTTCGGCGCGTCTTCACAGTTGCCGTCACAGCCTCGACCCTGTACGCGTCGGTGAGTACGCGGTCCCGTTTCGGGGCCGCTGCTGCCGCCGCCGCACGCAGCGATTCGGCTTCACTGACCATGGCTTCACTGATCGACGCAGACTGTAGAAGCGCCTCGATCGCGGCCGAGCTGACCACGAACTTGACTGCCACGTGTCACCTCCGAGAGATCACGACAGACGTGCCGCGCGGCCACGGTGAGGATGGCTCCTCGACCCTCCACGTCCCGCCGAGAGGATGCTCCGCCGGGACACGGATGACATCCCCGACGCGCAGCGTTATCCCCCTCGGAAGGTAGAGCGTCGCTGTCTCGTCAGCCCGCTCAGAGGCTGCCTGATCGAGGAGCCCCGGCACAGTGAACTGTCCCGGCGCGATCAGGCAGCCCCCGATGAGGCGCGGTTTGGATTCCTCGACGAGGTAGCCGTCCCCGTCACGATGGACGGTCCCTTCTACCTGAATCGGGGTCTTCCATTCCTCCATCACGTCAGGCCCCTCCCATCACCCACACGTGCCCAGCGCGTCGCGGGCGGTACGCATCCGCGAGCGCCTGGTCATCCGGTGAGAGGATGGCTTGTCCGCCTACTGCCCATGTGGCGTACTGGCGGGTCTGCGTGAACGGCCCCGTCGTCTCAGTCATTTGAGTCGCCCCTTGTGCGGCGGCGTCGGGGATGAGGAGGATACGTCGCACGCTGTCTGCGAGCTGTAGTCGTACCGCTGCGGGGACCTCGGAGAGGCCTGCCGCGTAGGTGACGACAACGAACTCGTTCGCGGGCGATGCGACTTGGATGAAGCCGTGCCTGACGGTGTAGGGGATCGCCTGTCCGTCGTCGGTCGTGACAGCTTCGACGGAGATGAGCGGCGCCCGTGTGGGGACGACTCGTCCGCCCGCGTCGACCTTCAGGCGGTGCGTGTACTGCTCGACGGTGAACGTCTGGCGTGCGCGCGCCTTGAAGGCCTCGGCGAGCTTGTCAGCGATGAACGTTGCCCGCGCCGACTCCGAGTCTGTGAGGGGTCGGCCGAGAGCGGCCTCGATGTCCTCGACAGTTACCAGCGGAACAGGCATCGTCCCCCCTACTTCTTGGACTTCTTCGAAGTCTCCTCAGCAGCGTCGCCCTCGTCGGCCGGCACGTCTTCACTGGACGGCGAGGCCTCATCGGAGGTGGTCTCCTCGAGGATGCCTGCCGTGATCATTGCCGTGGCGACCTCGTCCGCGAGCTCGAACGTGATCCCGTTTTCTCCCTTGACCTGCATCATGCCGCCTTGAAGACCTGGATCGCCTTCGGGCGCAGGACTGCGCCGCCGTAGACGTGAAGGCCGCGAACGCGATCTGCGAAGGTCTGCTCCGCGCGCATCGACTCGGTCTTCTCGACCTGGGACACGTAGGCCACGGACGGCTTGTGGAACGCGACGGCCATCGGCTTCGTGTTATCGAGCCAGGGGCTCGTGACCACGTCGAAGCCCAGGAGACGACCGATCGTCGCTTCGCGGAGGCCGTCCGTCATGTTCGACTTGTCGAAGCTGGTGAGCTTCGAGCCGTCGGAGAGGAGGAACTCCTCGAAGGCCGCGTTGATGAGGAGCACGCGGTCCATGGCGGGGACCTTCTCGGCCGAGAGCTTGCCGCGCAGCTTCAGGATTGCGCCGTATGCGGTTTCCCAGTTCGTCGGGTTCGCGATGCCCGTGACCGCCGTGCCCTTGGAGGTCAGCATCGCGGTCAGGAAGGTCTCCGCGTCTTCGACGAGTGCTGCCGCCGCCGACTTGGTGTAGGCATCGAGCGACTGGTTCGCCTGCGCGGCGTCGATGTCGTCGACCAGGAAGTCGAAGCTCTTCTCCTGGTCAATGGTGATCTCGATGCCCGTGGACTCCACGGCATCGGGGACGGTCGTGCGCGGCACCTTAGCGCCGCCGGACGCAGTCACCGCGCCGGTCTTGTAGTCCTTCACCTTCACATCGACGATGCCGGGGATGTGAATCTTCGAGCCCGCGGTGAAGGCCTTCTCGTATTCGCGGTTGGCCATCCCGACGAGCACCGTGTCACGGCGGAAGTTTTCGAGGATGCTGGCCGACCACAGTTCCGGAATGAAATGCGTGAGAGTCATTGTGTGTCCTTTCTTGGCTCGCTATGCGATGCCCATGATGTTGTTCAGTTGCCCGTCCTGGCGGGCCTTGATGATCTCTGCGGGAGACATCTTCTTGAGGTCTTCCCGGGTGAGCTGTCTGGCAGCCCTGATCTCGTCACCACGAACTCCCGCGTCCGTCGCGGGAGCACCCTTGGGGACCTGCGCGCCTCGCCAGGCGAGGAGGCGCTCAGCAGATGCCCTCAGCTCCTCTTCTGACGAGCCAGACAGCAGGTCTGCGTCCACGCCCGTCGCTGCCGCGACCTTAGCTCGCATCGCCTCGGCCTCCATCGCTGCAGCTCGCGCCTCAGCCTTCGCTGCCGCTTCCTGAGCCTTCTGCAGCTCGGACTTGCCCTGCTCCTGAGCCTCGTCATAGAGGCGCGCCTTTTCGGCGTTCTCCTTCATCCGAGACTCATTCTTGCGGGACAATTCCTTCCACTTCCGCGCCTCAGCCTCCCAGTCAACCTGCTGGGCCGTAGCCTCAGCGGCGGCTGCAGGGGCATCCTGCGCGTCCCCTCCCGTTTCTGCGGACGGGGCGTCGACGAAGCGAAGGTATGGACGGTGCGTCAGGTGGTTCTTCATGGTGATTCCTCCCATTCCGGGTACACGAAAGCCCCCACACCGTTACGGCTGGGGGCTGGTTGGGTATCAAAAAACCGACCCAGGCATTACGTCCGAGGTCGGCTAGTTTGAGCATTATGTGAAAAGGACACCTGGGCTGCCCGAAGGGGCTGCCGGGGTGTCCTCACCGCTAGGATAGCACACTCACGGAATGTGGACAATATTTCCTGCATGATCTATGACAATCACTTGGGTAAGATGACGACCCTGCATACCTTGCCGGACATCCCGGATCGATTTCTTATCGTCGAGTTCGCAACGGCGTAGATCGAGGACCAGGCGTTCAGTCTGTTTCCCCGCTCGCTTCATCTGCGAATCGACGGTGTTCTTGCCTTCCCCCGTGGGTGCTTTGAACTCCCAGACCTGCTGATTCATTTCCGCGTCTGGGTTCTTCGCGCCTTTTTTGCGCGAATCTATGCGGAACAGCACGTCCATTCCCTCTTCCGCGAGGCGCAGCGCCGTGAGCACCTCATGCTCACTGGGTGCTTCTCTGACCGAAATAGCCGGGATGAACACCCGTCCGTCCCCATGCCCCGGATACCGGAATTCTCCGGGAATCCCTGTCACGTCCCCACCCTCATACTGAAGCGTCTTATGCCATTTTTCGGCAGGAACGCTCATCAGGCGCTTTAAACGATCGGAGTC